GGGGTTTATGCTTTTTGATTTCTGAAATGAGAGATTCAATGTCAGCAGTTTCCTGTCGCCCTTTGCGAACTCCTTTGCCTTTCCATTGGCGATTAAGAATTCCTAAAGTATCGCCCCACACATTGAAAAGAACTGGTTCTACAACTGCAAAATGTTCAGGGTCTAAGCCCCACATTCTTAATACTCCCGACCAATCGGGATGAGACTCACCCTCAACTGGAGGTGTAGTTATTGTGCCTTCGTCGCCCATCCATGTAACTCCAGGCGTCCATTCGGCTTGTCTTTGTCGTGGCTCAGTTTTTTGGACTGAGGCAATCTCTGTCGTTTTAAGGAGATTGTCTAAAGCATCATCAAGATTCAATTGGACACTTACATCCGTCTTTGCCGAACAGCCTTCTACGATGTCTACGCATAACATCAGAGCCTACCGCAATGTTAAATGTTGCTAACAATTCAACTAAGCGAGCCGAGTTAATCTTTTCATTCAACAATGCTTGTTTGAATTTAGTTCGCGCTGGTTCGGGCAAGTCATTTGTAATCCTTCTTACCGAACAGCCGTCTTGAACCTTCCACAAACCAACTAATTCATCGAGAGCGGATACGAACTCATCCTGATTTATTTTTGGATTTACAACGGGGACAGCGGATACTCCACGGGCGCGTTGCGCTTTCGAAGAGGAGCCTGTCGCATTTCCAGCATCGTTGGAACTCATCGGTTGTTGCGTTTCTGCCATACGGGTCTACCACTCTCTCTTGTGGAGCCGTTGGCTCCTCGCTTACATTCTCACTAGGCATCGGAAATTCACCGAGATTAGTGGGCGGTACTTCGGGTCTACTCCTAACATATTTACTGAACCCATTGGTTCAATCCTCATAATATGCACCCCCGAGACGGTTTGTTCAAGTACCGACGCGAGTAAAACACGAATTGTTTCTGCCTTGTCTCTAGCGGTTGGATAATCTTCTCGACCTGCTCGGCAGATAATTTGAAGCATTGGATAGTCAATTCTGATACCACCTGAACCCATAGTAAATGTAGGCGAACTCCCAGCGTTCTCATACACGGCTACACAGGCATCGGGTGTTTCGGGAAGGGTCGCCAAAAATATGCTAGTTCCTAGAGTTCCTTGGCTATTAGTAACTAAGTAGTCACCTACTGATTCAAGAATAGTTGCCATTAGTTCTTATGCCCTTTCTTTATGATGTCAATAATTCTACCCCTTATGTTTTCTTGGATTGTAGCCATTGCTTCCATGACTGGTTGCTCAAGGTATTTAGCCTGAGTCGGTGGATTGTGATAGTTGCCTATAATCTCATGGACATAAAGAGCATAAGAAGCGGCGGGACCGCCATAGAAAATATCTACAAAATAGCCTGTGTTTCCCATTTGTGGAGAAGAGACTCCACCTGAACCTCGAAGAACTCCCGTATCTACTGGGACAAGGACTTGTGACTTAGCAAAAATAACATTGGCTTCTTCAAAAATTGCTTGGGCTATTGCTTGGGGGCTATCTTCTGCTCCAGCCTCAAGAGCATAAATCAACTCTTTATCGCCAAATAAGTCGAATGTAAAAGACGACTTTGCCATATCTACCGCCCAAATCTAATGACGGTGTGATGCGCTCCGTTTTCGTCAGAGATGTTGTCTATTGCATTTATTGTAAAGGTGTCCGCCCCGACGACCATTTTATGACCAACCGTAATTGTTGCGGCAGGACCATTAGTAATAAATCTTCCAGCATCAACAACTTCTTGACCTTGAACATCTTTAGATTTTGTTGTTTCGTTAATCAAGCGACCAGTAACGGTTGTGTCTCCACTAAAGGTAGGTTTGTTATATTTATCAACAGAGGTTTTGGCAGTAAAAACAACAGAGTCGGTAAAGAACTCCGCTACTTTTGTATAGATAGCATCCATTGGCTACCCCTATTCAACTATACGGCGGTCATAGACATTGTTAGGATTGTCGTGAATTCCAGCATAGGCATCGGTATTGTAATCTTCAACAAGTCTGTCATTTGTAGATTTTAGCGCTTGCGCGTTAGCGAATGGACGAGGAGGAGTTTTGCGCATACGGCGCTCAAGGAAATTATTGGCGAGGTCTTGATATTGTTGTGATTTAGCGGAATAGGACTCAGATACCGAAATGTCTCCTACGCTTTTTGAAGTTGAGTCCGCTAAACGGTTGAAACGAGCGGCAAGAGTTTCACACGCCGCACGACAAGTTTCATATACATCTACCCACTCGGCAATCAAATAATCCAACTCAGCGTCATTAAAAAGAGCATCGGCAGAATCAACATCGTTGATAAGAAACCTGACTTTGTTACGAGTCGAAGTAGAAGGGTCGCTTGAATAGGTAAAAGTCATTACATTCCACCAAGCATAAAGACGGTTACTCTAGCGTGATTCTCATTTACAGTTGAAGGAACAATATCTGAAGTAAGAGCAACCGTGCCTGAGGTATCTGGCAAAATAATAGTTCTATCTGCTGTTGGGTCTGTAACTGAAAGCGTAGTCTCAAAGGCATCTGCGGTAGCACCTTCAAAGATGATTCCAGTTGGAACCGTTGGGTTGGCTGTAAATACGCCACCACTTTCTAAAACATAATCATCTAACTCAGTATCAACATCGGTGGCTAGGTTGAGAAAGTCTGTATGAACGGCAGGGTTGTCTCCCGCTGTTGGATAGCGTAGACCCTTAGTTGTTGTACCTGCCATTTTATGCCTTTCGGTAGATTATACCCATAAAGTATACCCTCTTGGGATTTGAATGATAGTAACTTTTTATTTGTACGATTTCTTAGTGCGTAGGTTTCTTCCGTATGATGACCATATAGTTGTATTTAGTCTTTCCCTTGCCAAAATTGTGTCCTCTGTAGATTGCTCCAAGTATTCTGCTTCCCACTCGTCTCTCTTGAATGGGATTATTTGAAACATCGGTGTTCCCTTTTCTATGATGCCTTCGAAATCTTCTCTTATTACAAAAGGAGAGTTTGCGGGAGACTCAAGTTTATCGGTGTCAATAATTCCAGTTATGGTGCGGATTGGCAGATTTGGATACCCTACTGGGTGTGTTATGTAGCATGAATATCCAGCGGGGGTTTTAGGTATCCAACCATGTAGATACTTGAATACGGGCAAAGCAAAACCATCAGGAACTTTGTAGGTTGAACTTTGTTCTAATCCCCAACTTTCTAAAACTGGCTCATCAGTAGTCCATCTAGTTTCCATAAAACCGTTTACATTTTTTACAAGAATATCTGCCCATAATGTAACAATGTACCCAGCCGTAATTCCATCTAACATCGGGATACATCTTTTTCCTGTAACCGTTGGATATGGGGCAAGGTCTAATTTGTCACCTGTGGAAAAAATAGGCATATTTTTATACCAGTCAGGTATGAGCGAATATGCTGGTTTTGGTCTTTCTCTTACTTCTGCAACATGGCGACTACTTGCTATAAATTGTATTTTCTGTACAGACACGGACTCCCCCTAGATTATTTGAACCCATTCTAAGGTGTTTTCATCCCATGTGTAAATATGTTCATCAACTGGCATAGGTGTTGGCGCTTCCCACACACAGGTATCTTCGTTTAGAGTCCATGAGCCAAAGGGTTTTTCGATGTAAAAAGCATCGCGGGTTTCATCATAAATCATTCCAAGACCAGCATAGTTTTTCCTAAGCGGTACTCCTCCAAGCGCGTGAACGCCCTGTGATGTGTTGTAAGAAGTTTTCTTCCACACACCCGCAAGCCCACAAACATTTACTAAAAAGTCTTGACCTTTTTCATCGGTATCACATTCATCGTGAACCACAAGAACATTGATTACTTTATTATTCTCGTCAATACAAGCAAAATTTCCCATTACCAAACCGCCGTTCCAGTTGTTGTCCAACCATAATATCTGTACCCACCAGTAGTGGCACTTACAACTGTTCCAGTTGTAGAAGTTGGGGCAGGATAAGAGTCAGCGTATGTGATAATTACAAAACCACCTGAGCCGTTACCCGCATTAGCGGAAGTTCCCGCCGCTCCTCCACCGCCACCAGTTTTTATTGTTGCGTTGCCACCAGCACTAGCAGTTGAAGAACCAGCACCGCCACCACCCGTACCACCACCGCCAGCCGTACCGCCTTGAGTTCCTCCGCCTCCTCCGCCACCGATATAGCCACCGCTACCAAAAGAAAGTTGAGTCAGTACAGTTGATAAAGCACCCCAATTTGTTTTTGTGTTTATTCCAATACCACCAGCACCACCGCCACCTGCTTGCCCTGTACCAATGGCTCCAGCACCTCCACCGCCTTGACCGCCGTATGGTACTTGCGCAGTTCCATTTCGCCCACCTGCAAAACCTTGTCCACTTACTCCAGTATTTGTTGTAGTAGTATCACCACTTGGATTACCACCACCTGAACCACCTGCTATTCCTGTAACACCGTTATAGGAACCGCCACCGCCCCCGCCAACCCCCGCAGTTGTTGAAGCCCATTGAGAGTTTAGTCCGTTACTTCCAACAACCCCCGCAGTTGTTGAACCAGCACCGCCAGAACCCACAGTTACAGTTACCGACCTTGTGTAAGTTGCAGATGCGTAATCAACAACACCACCCGCACCACCACCGCCACCGTAAAAAGCCCCACCACCACCGCCACCAGCAATAGCCAAAACAACTAATGGTGGAGATGTGACAAACGCACCTTTAGCAGAAGGCAGGGTAACAGTACCCGTAGTCAGCGAACTGACTTGGGCTGACGGAATCATTATCCGTTGGTTTCCTAGATGTGGTGACATCTCCTGCCTTTCTTACTACGGTTAAACTAGATAATTAGTGTGTCTGCTTCTTCTGCTGTTAGTGGTGTGCCAGCGATAAGTTTAGCCTTAGCACTTGCTTTGAGTATGGCAAGGGCTTGCGCCTGTGCCACACGCTCTGCCTCCATTGCTAAATTTATTGCTTGCTCTGCTTCGCGTTGTGCTATTTCTTCTGCTGTGAGTGGCACAATTTCTACAGTATTGCTTGTGCAATCTATGATTGTTTTAGTTAGAACTTCGGACATGATTTTCCTCTCCTATGCGACAGCAGTTACGCCTTCGGCGCCTTTACTGATGCCCTGGAGAGAACCAGTCGAGTCTGTAGCTCT